CGCTCACTAGAAATTGTGACAGATTGAAACCGAGCTATGCTCGGAAAAATCCTCTGTAACAACTCATCGTTGTAAGCATAACTCGTCCCCCGTTCGCATTGCGATCCGAGGCCCCGCACAGTCACCGTACGGTAAGGGTTTATTAATTACTCCTGCTGGATAGCCCCCCTAGGCTTCCACATTTAATTTCTAAGGAGTGTCTGTCTCCAAAAGGTCCAACCTTACTGTGAAGGAGGGGAATTATCTTTAGCTACCCTGTAAATTACAGGGCAACCAGTGAAAAATCCCAACTGAAAATCTTCACCAACGCTGACAAAGTCAGCCATGCCCGCCATTCGGTCGGTTGCTGGATATGTCCATGTTCCACCTACGTCATGTGTTGCGCCTTGCGCAAACATAATACTATTCAAATTGCCTGCATACTTCGCAGGGTGAAATCTATAATTGGTGTAAAATGGAATCTCCACTTCTAAGACGGGGTTGTTTGTGGGATGGGTGGCATGTGATCCATCCCATGTATGAGGCAGAGCAGTCAAAAATTGCCTTGTCTGAGTACTCCGTGGCTGTACTGTGGATACAGCCGTAGCGAAATTGGGCGAACCAGGTACGGTAACGGATCCCTCATGCCGTGTAGCGTACCATACATCATCTGTTGAACCACCAATCCTAATATACTTGTGTCGCAGGCCTCCCCTCCGACAAGTAAAAGCAGGTGTCACATAGTTCAACAAAGTCATTTCCACGAAATTGTATAACGTGAAAGGAGATGGAGTGGATGTGAAATCAATAGCTCCTGGCGCATAACCGCGATATAATGGAAAATTGGGTAAAGATTCAAATGCTCCAACAACATTCAATCCTCCCGCATCTCTATTAGCTGCGGATTGCTGATAAGTCCAAAGACGGTATTTTTCATACCGTTTAAGAGCCTGGCGAAAAGAAACAACTGGATCGCCAAAATACACATCAATCGTATGGTCGGTCGGAGTTGTAAAACTTGCAACATTCTCCGAAGCCATCATCTTCAATGGTTCATTTTCTGACTTAGTTTCGTCAGCGTCAGGATGAGAAGACTCACCCGACTGAGGTACAAACTCTATGTCCTTCAACGATACACCCCTCTTTCCACCTTGTGGTGTAAAATAAGTGTAATCTTTAATGTTTTCAGACGTGGGATTATATACCTCGAAATTGTCTCCAGCCGAAACAAAAACATTAATTGTAACATCATTGTTTACAGTTGAATTCGGTGACGTAAGATCGTTGACAACATACACCGACAATACACCATTCCCACGATCTCCAGGGGAGGTCAAAATGGGTGTTGTACGCCATGGTAGCGGATCAACTCCGGGATCTTTATGTCTGGCCATTGAAATTCCTTGGCCCCAACCAATTTCAATGACGAAATCTTTCTCTTTGGCAATATCAATAATGTGAGTGTAATTTGTATTATACTCGTCTGCCTCATGAAAGACCGGGTCGTATGATATCCTTAAACGGCCCTTGTGATATGCGGAGCATACCACTTGAAAGCGGAACTTAATATTCCCCCTCCAGTGTTCGAACGGTAATGCCGCAAAACAACAAGCGGGGAAATGTAGTTCGAGGGGATCACCTCGCTGGTTCCATAATACTGGACTTACATCAGTAGAAAACAATAAATCTTCAGCTCCAGCGCTCGTAGCCCACCCAAAAGACGTCAACCAACTCTCCCGCGTAGCGATTGATTTAATGGTCATTTCGTCTTGTGAGCCAAGGCCCATTGCTCAAGGATCTATTGTAATCTCCTGTTTCGCATCTAGCGTCAACTTTGTTGACGTGTCAGGCACATTTGTATTGGCCATCACGCCTAAATAAGTTGGTTTATACGATTGTATTGGACCCAACTCAATAGGACGCGAATAGCCAAACATTGTTGCGACATTCGAAACTGCTGATGCTGCTAATTGTGTAGCTTTGGCAAATGGTGATATACCGGGCACGTTTTCTAGTGCACCGGCCACCTTAGCGATAGTCCCAGCAGGTTTGCTGACAGGACCGTTCCCATATTCATCATCCCCCGAACCAGATTGCGGTGAAAGCGTAGCCGGTTCAACAGATGTGGGAACAGCCAATGAGACTTCTTCTGCCCATGCAAACACGGATACAGTAATAGGATCTGTACCCCCGTTGGCATGCTTAAGTTCTTGCATTCCATGAATAATGATCTGACCCATCTGGCGCCACTCAGACGAAGGGATAGACAATGCATTTCTGTACCAAACAAACGGTAAAGTAAGCGTGCCTCCCAATGAATTCGTGGGATCCAGATATACATGGGGTCTCTGCGAGGCCGCAACAATATCTTCAATAAAATATGTTCTGTCTCGCGTCATATTATCAAGATCCTGGAGGGGCAAATAAGAAGCGATCGATCGCCCGTAATAGAAACCATTACCGTTCAGAAGTATTTTCACTTTGAGTTTACATCTTAAAAGGTTATAGTTCGCAATACGATTAATAACGCGGGGATTTTCAAAGAAATCCTGCCATGGATTGAACTTCTCATAGAAAACGCTCCCCAGTGCCCAAGCATAAGATTGAATCTTTATTGGACGCATGAAGAAATTTTCAAGAGAAGTGTCATTCATGTCCGCGCAAGCGAAAGTCGGATCGGGGTTACTGTCAACCTGGTAACTCCAATTCTCTGCCTGATCAGTAAAACTAACAACTTCATGTTTGGTTTCCTGACCTTCCTGATTGATTGTAATGTTAAATAACTTGGTATTACTAGTAAGCCTTTTTATACAATCTCACCACCCGCTGGCTCAAGCTGGTGGGGAAGGGCTGAAATTGTTGCTGTGACTACAGCCCCCCTAAATAGGGGTGAGATACGAGGATCTCGTCGTCGCACAATAAAGCCTAGCATGCTAATGGAATTCAGCTTTCCATTATCATACCGGTATCCAGTATTGTAAAGTTCTCTTTAGCATATGCCCATGGGAACACACGGGCAGAGGGATGAGTTTTATGACCTCCCAGGTCAGTTGGGCCATCAATGTTTAACCTCCGGACCACCATACAGAGCGCGTATTAACGTTTCGCAAAACGGGATCTAGTTTATACTCTGGATACCTACGGAGCGGCAATGGCGCTATTCGTATTTCTCCTTAAAACGAGATATACATTCGTCATACGTCACGTCAAGCATGTTACAACCGTGGGAGAGATCTTTTTTCTCTGCCACGACACGCAATTCTGCACGTCGATCTTCATAATATTCTCGTCCAAAGGGAAATGCTTCGCGCAAAAATCCATCTATGTTCTGCATAGCCTGTTGTTCCTTAGTGACGGCCTTAGAACGCAAATTAGCATGTAGACTCTTAAAATTGGAGTCGGGATCCAACCCTCCCAATGTCAACCCCAATTCAGGGTTTTCAATGTTCTTCCTTTTTAAGAAATCCGCATCCGCATCGTCCATATAGGGCGTTGGAGTAGACTCCTTGTCAGGCATCGTGAATTTCATATCACGAGCACTAAGAAACTCCGCAACAGAAATATGATTAAACTGGTCATAACCTTTCTTCACAGAACTCTTAACATCGTCTCCGTATGTCATTAAGGAACATGCATCACGAAATCGTACCTTGCTCTTCGGCTGTACAATTTCGAAAAAAGCACACCTCATCAATAAAGAATTGACGATAGAGTTAATGTACACAGTCAAGTTTTGGCCTGATGGATTAGACCCAAAATGTTGGATCAGATCACCGTTATATGCCATGAGAGGATAACATATATCAGTGGCAATACCTTCCATTACTAGTATGTCTCGTTCAGAGTACTCGCCTTCGGATCTGGCAATATCAATTAAAATACGGAACGCAGCGAACATGAGTTGAGCTGACATCCGTAAATCATATTTGCTATAATCTCCGGCTAGTATTCTATCCAATCCAAACTTCCGCATGTGTTTAGCCAACTGATCCCATTCGGGACCTGATGAATTAACACCCACAGCACATTCGGATACAAGAGGAATCATCGAAAGACTTCGCGCTACAGGCAAGAAATACTTGCGTACCAGTAATTGAAGTGCCATAGGGGCTCCTTGAAAAACCCGCACCTTATCCTTGTCGAGCTTGGTTGGTTCGTCCTTCAGGCATGCTTTAAAAATGGGATAAGCTCTTTGTCCTTGAACATAGAGCTCCTCCATCCTATAAGCTTCCTTCCAAAACATAGGATCCAACTCGGCTGGACACTGGTGTGTTGGGTGATCGGCTGGGTCAAGTAGAGTTAAAAACTTCGACTTGGCTCCAGATAATGGAAAACCCACGGATGTATTAGGAGGCATCTTGTCGATGAATCTCTTACCATCTATACCACACACAGTTTCCATCTCTGAAAGAGGGCGTATGTCCTTCTTGAGGGATGGAAAGCGACGAATGCATTTAATGATGTCGCGCTTGTAATCTTC